GAGAACTCGCTCTGGAAAGCTGTGCCGTTGAAGGCGTTGCCGAGGTCCGTGGTCGCCTTGACCGAGAGCCCTGCCGAGTTCTGCACCTGCGTCATGGCGGTTTGGAAGCCCATGCCTGCGTGGAGGGCGTAGGCGGCGATGCCGACTCCGAGACCGAGGACCGCGTTCGATGCCTTGTTTGCGAATCGGTTCACCTTGGCTCCGGTGAGTTCGTTCTTGGCTCCAAACTCGTCCATCGTCGCCGAAGCCTCGGCCATCTTCGCCGAGTATTGCTTCGTGTCTGCGATGAGGGTGGCGACTACCGGGGGGAGGAGTCCTTCTGCCATTTCACACTCCTTGGAACAGTCGCCAGCGTAGTTCCATTAGCGCCGGCTGCGATTCTGCCAAGCCTGGGGCGAGGTAGGGGAAAGCTCGGGTGTGCTGGTGGCCTCGACCGATGCCGCCTGCGTAGCCGAGTTCGATGCGTCGCCCGTAGACAGCGTGCGGTCCTACCTCGGTCATCCATCGCCCGAGGGCCATCTCTTTCGGGGCGCTGGCGGTGATCGAGCGTTGCAGGTAGCCGGTGCGGGTGTTCGGTCGGCTGCCTCCAAGGTGCGGGCCTGAGCGTGCGAGCTTCTCGCCCTTGGCCTTGCGGAATCCTGGCGAGTCGTGGAGCAGTCGCTGCGTACCCTGCTTATTCTCGACCACGGTGGTGAACTCTCGTCGGGCGTTCTTGACCACGATCTGCCCGCCCTGGGCGATGAAGTTGTGCGCTGCGATGTCGGCCTTGGTGCGCTGGCCTGCGAGGGCTGCGGTGAACTCCTTTAGGCCGGTGAGCTCGATCTTTGCGCCCATTCGTTCTCCACGTCCACTCGTAGGTCGTCTAGCCGTAGGGTCCAGTCCACCACACTCGTCGGCTCCTCGAGGAACTGCTCGTGCGTCATGGTGACGATCCTGCGGTAGCGGTACTCCCGCCAGTGTTCTAGGAGGTCGGCGTCAGGTGGTTCGAGACCACTACCGAGGAGGTGGCTGCGGAGTCGCCGGACTCGCCGGTAGCCGCTAAAGGGTCCTTTGCACCGTCCGCCGTGAAGTCCTCTGATGGCGAGGCTGCCTCGGTCGCCTTCACCGCGAGGATGGCGTAGGTCGGCGCTGGCAGGTCGCCCGCTGTCTCCATCGTCGGCAGGTCTCCGAGGGTCCACTGCTTGACCATCTCAACGATGCAACGGTCCTGGTAGACCTCGATGGCGGTGGACTCTCCTGCGAGGTCCTTCAGCATTCCCCACGTGCGAGGGTCGCCCTCGTCGAAGCCCTCGGCGGCAAGGGTGCCGGCCTGCTCTAGTGCGCCTCTCAGGGCGACACGGATGCGGCGAGCGGCCTTCTCCGAAAGCTCCTCGTAGTTGCGGAGCGTGGCGGACTCATTGTTTGGCAGGCTGACGATCAAGGGGTCTCCCTCCCTCTCGTGGGTTAGTAAACGGCTGAGACTGCGTTGGTCCCGACGATCTGAATGGGCGAGTATCCGCCGCCTGCGCCCGAGATGGCGTCGGTGGTGTTGGCGAGGGCGACGAACTCGGCGTCCACCTCGACGTAAGCCTTCGAGCGGTCCCGCTTCGGGTTGAAGAACTGGACGTTGCTCATCTGGAACTTGACGGTCTCAGTCGGTGCCGAGGGGTTCGTGAAGGTCAGCACGACCGGAATCGCGTTGTCGGTGAGTCCGTCCACGTTCGGGGCGACGACGGAGGTGCTCGTGGCGCTGAGTGTGGCGTTCGAGCTCGTGACGGTGACGCCGGTGAGGTTTCCTGCGCTCGTGCCGGTGTAGGCGATCGTGTAGGCGTTCGAGCCCACGTAGATCGTGCCGGTGCCGCCAGTCGATGAGAAGTTGGTTGAGGCTGTCACCGGGAGCGTGGTGGGCGTGCCTGCGACGAGCGAAGTCGTGGTGGACACGGTGGTCGAGTTGCCGAAGATCATCGGGTCACTGGCCTCGACCACGAACTTCATGCGTCCGGTCACGTCGAGCGGGCCTGCGAAGTTGCGGTACGGGGCGAAGGTCCCTGCGGCGGTGAAGATCGGGGCGGTGCCTCGGGTCATGTTCAGCTCGCCATCCACGAGGACCGTGACCGCTGTGCCGTTGATGGTCAGCGAAACGTCCCACGAGGGAATGAAGGCGTCGGTGGAGAATGCGGCGGTCGGGTTCGTGCCGAGGACCGTGAACGGGTTGCCAATGATCTTGGCGTCGTACTCCAGCGCGGCCTCGGCCCCGAATGTGACCTTCAGGTCTCCGAGCTGCCCGGCGACGATTTGGAAGGGGTTGGCTCCGTCGAAGTCTTGGATGGTGAGGCTCGGCGGCTGCGATCCGCTCGTGTTCTTCAGCAGGCCGGTCGTGTGCGTGTAGACCGTCGAGCCGCTGATGGCCTCGTATCCGAGGGCGGCCTTGGCGAGCAGGGGGAAGGTGTCGGCGAACACGTAGCCCTTGAAGGTGTATTCGTCGTGACGCACTCCGAGGACGGTGTTGTAGACCGCCACGGCTGAGCCGCGGTAGGCCTCGTCGCGGAGCCACATCTGCTGCGGCGTGACCTGGGGGGTCGTGACGGGGATGAACTTGATGTTGCTCGAAGCTGTGCCGACCGTGGTCTCGATGCCCAAGCCGACATAACTGTTTACGCTCATGTAAGGCATGGGGCGCTCCTAATCCTGGGTTCGGGCCTACGCTGCCGGGGCTGGCGTTGCGGGGGCTGAGGGTGCTTCTGAGGGCGTCTGAGGGGCGACCGTGGCTGGTGCCGCTGCGACGGGGACGAGTAGGGGAGTGTTCGGGTCGTCGGCGAGGGTCACGGTGTCACCGGGCTCGCACACGAGGGTCGAGCCGTCTGGCGCTGCGAGGTCCGGGAACACGAGGGTCTCGCTGCCGGTGTAGGTGAACTCTGCCATGTGTCGTCCTTACGTCTTGACTATCTCGACAACCTTGGTCCTGACACTAGCGAACACTTGGCTCACTTGGTTGCCAGCACGAACGGGTCGAGGGTAGAGGGCGTCCACCTGGATGTCGGCTCCGCCTGGGAAGGTTCCCTCTCCCCATTGGAAGATCACGCTCGGGTTGCCTGCGTTGCGGTCGGCTCGGATGAAACTCACGAGGGCGTCGAGGAAGGTGTCTGAGTCGGCTCCTGCGTCCTCGGTGCGCTGTCCCTGCGAGCGGATGAAGCAGTCCATGTGGATCATGTATTCCACGGCCTTCTCGCCCGAGTGCGGCCCTCCGAGGGCGATGCGGTGCTCGACCTGCTCGCTGATGTAGAGGTAGATCACGGCCCCGGTGGAGTGGCCGGGGTCCTGTCCGTCATAGAACTCGCCCTCGGGCGTGAACTTGGCCGGGTGCGCGTAGACGTTGCCGAGGAAGGGGATGGCGCTGTTGCCTGGTGCGAGGTACGCCTGCACCGCTGCTCGGACGGTGGCTCTGCTCACTTGCTCGTGATTCTGTCGATGAGAGCGAAGGCGAGCAGGAATGCGATGCCGGCGACGAGGAGTTGGCTGTTCGTGCTCATCAGTAGCGGCCCCACACTTGGATGAACGGGTGCAGAAGCTCCTCGGCCCGGCTGATGTCGAACTCGGCGGTGTCGTTGCGTGCGCCCACGGTGGTCGGCTCGCCGGTCTCGGTGAGCACCAGCCCGCCCTCACCTCGCGCCTTGATGTTGGCGACGCACAGGTGGATCACGGCCTGCTTGATCGTCGCCGGGAGGGTCGAGGCGTTGGTTCCGTCTGAGTGATACCAGGTCGTCGGGTTCGTGAGCGGGACTGTGAGGCTCTCGCCGTCATAGGTGCTGGCGATGCTCACGTTCTCGGTCTGCGCTCCGTCCCAGATGGTGAAGGGCGTGCCTGCGTAGAGCCCGGTGGCGTCGTCCACGGTGATCGAGGTGGCTCCCTGGGTCGCCGGTGCGGTGAGGAAGGCGTTGGCGAAGCCGTTCACGTAGGTGTATTGGACGAACTGCTGCGGTCCGCTCTGGCGGCGCACCGCTCCGAAGTCGAGCGGGCCTGCTGAGGTGGCGGTGTAGCCGCTGCCGGTGATGACGAAGCTGCGCTCGTCGATCCAACACGTCGAGGAGCTCATGGGGATGGAGAACAAGCTGCCCGGAAAGCTGCCGACCTGGAAGCTTGATACCTCGAGGATCGGCCAGTAGGCCGGGTGGATCGTGAAGTAGCCCGCTCGGTTGGCTCGGTAGCGGCCCTGCTCGACGTTCTCGCTGGCGCACAGCGTCCCGAGGGGACCGAAGCAGTAGTTGTCTGCCTCGGCTGAGGCCATCGTGATGATGTCCTTCAGGGCCTCGTCCTGGGCCTTGTAGTCGCCGTTCGGGACGAGGTTGGTGGTGTCTACCGTCGCACCGATTGGCGAGCGCAGGAACTCGGTGGTCGTGATGTACGGCTTGCGGTTGAGGTACGAGACGTTGGCGGGGTTTACTGCGATGGTCATTCGGGGTCAAGCTCCGTACCGCCGCATCGCCCACAGTGGTCTGAGAGCAGGGCAACGAACTTGCACGAGCGGCAGACGAATCCCCGCCCGTTGATCTTGGTGCCTGCGACGGTGAAGTCGCCGGTCTTGCGCATGAGGGCGGCGGTGTGCGGTCCTACGTGGAACGTCCCGTCTTTCTGCCGCTTCACAACGGAGTCACCCACCCCTACCTCGATTGCACCTTTGTCGGGTCCGATCAGTCGTGGCATGGGGTGGGTGTCTCCTGTTGTGTGGGGTCCACCGGGGAGGGAGCCTTGTAGGGAGACAACCGCC